ATGGTATCGACCTAGACATAAGAGGTAGCCACATAGATCAATTATGTATGGCAATAAAAAAGGAGAGAGATAATGAGTTATGAATGGGGTTATATTTATGGCGATGAGTGTGATGAGTTATGGAAACACTTCGATATGCCAAACAGAAACAGAGATGACCGAATGGTAGTAAAACTACTCGATTTTCAATCTAAAGAAGAATATGAGGAGATAGCTAATGAGTAGTATGACAGGCGAGTGGTGTTGCACAGAATGTGGCTCATACAATGCGTACCAAGAAACATTTAGTGATGATGAAGTAGGACATATTATGGGTTGTGATGATTGTGGCTACTATGATGTATATAGAGAAAACGCAGAAACAGGCGATATAATAGAAGATTATCAAGGCAAAGAACATGACTACGCCAAATGATAAGGAAAAATTCGCCATAAGTTACATAGAGAGCCATTTAATCTAGTACAAGGTCTATACAATCAGTCAATCCTAGTCGTTCATTCAATCAAGCCAAATATAGCCAAATATCGCCAAATAACATTCAATCCAAGTAGTCAATCCAAGATGTAATTCAATCTATCTAGCATAATATCTTCAAAATTAAATAATAATCAATAAATAATCAATACTTGCACTATCTGAATATATGATATAGATTAGAGGTAATTAATAAATAATTAGAGGTTATTATGGAATATATAAAAATAAGTGTAGGAAATGGTAAAATGCAAGGGTTATCTAGCATTAATACCAATACTATGACTAATTTATATTGTTTAAATAAATGTAGTTTTAAGGGTGAATGCTACAGCAAAAAGCATATAAATAGATTTACAAACAATGCTAAGGCATGGCAGTTAAACTCTGATAAGTTATCACAATCTATAATTGATTATGATCTTTTACCTAAATTCTTTAATATTAAGGTTATGAGATTTCATTCTCATGGCGAATTGATTAACAATACTCATTTAATAAACTATATAAATATATGTAATAAAAATGAAGATGTTACTTTTACCCTATGGACTAAACAATATTATCTAGTAAAAGAATGTTTTAAAACCAATAAAAAACCAGATAATTTAATACTTATCTTTAGTAATTCAAAATTTAATGCACCAATGAAAAAAATACCTTTATATTTTGATAAGACTTTCAATGTAATTACAAAAGATAGTGATATTAAACCTAATTGTATGGGTAAATGTAAAGACTGTATGATTTGCTATACATTAGGCAGTAAAGAAACACAAATAGTAGAGGTTTTAAAATAATGTCTATTCATTCAATCTATCAAGCATTGAAAATAATTATTGGTGCTATTCTTAGTATTATTCTTTTTTTCGGTATTTCTATTATATTTTTACAACTTGATCTCTTATTAAATATCTAGTTATTGACCGAATATAATATATATGATAATAATATTATTAATTAATAAATAATAGAGGTTATACAATGTCAAAAACTAATGAAAGAATAGACAAATTAGGGCTAGAAATTAGAAACCTAATGATAAAACATGATAGTAATTGGATCAATCCAATGAAAAATTCTATTTTCAATTATGGCTTACCAGTCAATTTTGAAAGTAATAGGTCATATAATGGCTTCAACACTTTTAGTCTATCAATGGCTATTATTGATAATAATTGGACTTCAAACCAATTCGGTACTTTTAAGAATTGGACTGATAAAGGATATAAAATCACTAAAGGTAGTAAATCAGAAACAGTATTTTTCTGGACTCAAGGAACGTCAAAAGATAAAGATGATGATAAAAAGTCTTATTGGTTTTTAAAGACTTATAATGTTTTTAATGCTTGTCAAATCGAGGGTTATGAAATTAAAGAAGATAAAACCGAAAAGACACAATTTGAAATATTAAAAGATTGTGAAGACTATATATCTAATACTAATGCTAAAATAAATAATGGTGGAAATGGTGCTTTTTATAGTCCTAGTAAGGATATAATCAACATACCATTAAAGGAAAACTTTATATCAACAGAAACTTCGACTGCTAAAGAAAACTATTACTCAACACTATTACATGAATTAGTACACTGGACAGGATCAAAAAAGAGACTTGATAGACTCAAAAGCACTCAATTCGGATCAAAAGAGTATGCATTTGAAGAATTAGTTGCAGAAACTGGATCTGCTATATTATGTAGTCTTTTAAATGTATCATCTAGTCCTAGAGTAGATCATGCTAAATACCTTAATCATTGGATAGATTTGCTAGAAGATAAGCCTAGATCAATAATGACTGCTTTTAGTCAATCATCTAAAGCTATTGATTATCTGGATAAATTACAAAATAAAGCCAAAAAAGTAGCTTAATTAATAAATACATAATAAAGAGCCATTATATTTTAATGGCTTTTTTATTTGCATTATCTGAATATATGACATATATTCTAAATATGGTTGTTAGATCCATAAAAAACTAATAGCACAATAAGTGCAAATAACAATATAAAGAGGTAAAAATGCTAGACTATAAAAAACTTAAACAAATAGAAAAAGATAATAAAAATTACGAAGATCTTAGGAAAAGATCGCATGAGATCATACAGAAACATTTACCAAATTTAGAATATATAGATATATCAATATCACTTGATCATATGGTTGTAGCACATGGTATTGATTCGCTAAAGGGTATTATAGGCGTTGATCAATGGAATGAAGAACATAAGGAAAAATATCCAGATACTGCCTTAGGTTGTATATGTCATGATCTACCTAGACCAGATGATCTAAGATATGATATTTTACCTAAAGTTATGTCATATACTGAATACTGCACGATCTAAAAATACGATCTAAATAATATATTAAAGCCACTTAATCGTGGCTTTTTTATTGTCTGGTAAAGTAAAGATTACGATCTAAATCAGATCATAAATCTAGGATCATAAATCGCGAAGAATCCTTTAATTGCTTAGTCATATTAAGAAACTCATATATAACAACGTATACAGTAATATATTATATATATCATTTGTCTTTATGGATTGATTATAGAATTATCTAGCATACAGAATAAACGTTCCTATGTGCACACTATACGCCTAAAATAAATCTAGTATACTTTAGTATCAGATATATTATTACTAGCCATAACAAGCCATATAGAATGAATGAGTACGCGTTATTGGTACGCGTTTCTGAGAGAACAGGCAACCCCCCACGCGTTGGTACTAATTATTGTGTAGTCCCCTCCATATTCTCTTGGGAGATATAGAGTGTATATACGATAACACTACATGTGCCGATTCAATCTAACAAAAACACAAGATAGGGTTGTTTTTAGAAAAAAAATGACTACAATGGGAGGTGGATAACTATGTCTACTGAAAACCAAAGAATAGAAGAAATCATATCCACCCTAAAGACTCGCCAACAGACCAATAGATTAAACTATTATGTACCTTATAGGTTTCAGTCTAGTTTCCATGAAAGTGGGGCAGATGCAAACCAAAGGTTATTGATGGCAGCAAACAGGGTAGGCAAGTCCTATGTAGGGGCTATGGAGATGGCTATCCATTTAACAGGTCTTTATCCTAAGTGGTGGAAAGGCAAAAGATTCAAAGAGCCCATAAAAGCATGGGTATGTGGGGCTAGTAATGAAACCACAAGAGATATCTGCCAAAAAGAATTATTCGGGCAACCAGACAACCCAAGAGATAAGGGAAAAGGATCTATCCCTAAACATCTCATTGGTGAGACGACAAGAAAACCTGGAGTGCCAAACGCACATTCCTCCGTTCTTGTAAAACACAAATCAGGTGGGTGGTCTCGTGTTGCCTTCAAAGCTTATGAAATGGGTGCTGAAAAATTTATGGGGGAGTCGATTGATCTTGTATGGCTCGATGAAGAACCTCCACAAGACATCTATTCACAATGTATAACCCGTACATTGGACAGGAGAGGACAGGTTTATCTTACCTTTACGCCTGAATCAGGGGTTACAGAGGTCGTACAGAATTTTACAAGTGATCTAAAGCCACAACAGGCATTGATTACAGCAGGTTGGGAAGATGCAGAACATCTAACTGACGATATGAAAACACAGATTTTACAAGCCCTACCACCTCATGAGCGAGATATGAGGTCAAAAGGCATACCAATGATTGGAAGTGGCCTTGTTTTTCCTATAGACGAGGACAACTTGACCTGTGAGCCCTTTACGATACCCCCACATTACCCTCGTATCGCAGGTCTTGATTTTGGATATGACCATCCTACAGCAGTAGTTTGGTTAGCATGGGATAGAGATAAGGATATCGTGTATGTTTATGATTGCTATAAGATGAGCAAACAGATACCGAGTTATCACGCAAGTCATATCAATGAACGGGAAGGTAGCGACTACATACCGATAGTATGGCCACATGATGGTTATCAGCATGATAAGGGCTCGGGTATCACTCTTGCCGAGCAATATAGAGATGCTTACGTTAATATGCTGCCTTTCCACTTTGAGAACCCACCTGCACTAGGTGAGAAAAAAGGTGGCAATAGTGTAGAAGCAGGGCTTATGGAGATGCTCGATAGAATGGAGCATGGACGATTTAAAGTATTTAATACCCTTTATGACTGGTTTGAGGAGTATCGAATGTATCATCGTAAAGATGGAAAGCTAGTCAAACTCAAAGATGATCTTATGTCTGCTACACGCTATGCAACCATGAGTCTAAGACACAGTACAACAAAGAATTCAAGATGGAATACAAAAGGCACATTAGGACCTGATGTAGCCATCGTTTAGGAGATATCATGGCAAAAAATGTAAAAGAGTATTTTAAAATAACAGATAAAGAATGGAGCAGAACTTCGCCTGAAATCAGAACTAAAAAAATACAACAATACAACAAAATAAAAAGAAAAGAAGCAATACAGGGTATGGAAAATATTAGAAAAGATTTAAGAAGCGACACTCAATTAAACACCTATGGTGATAGCAGGTTATTTAAAGGTGATGTTAAAGAAACTTTAGAAAAAGCAGGATTAAAAATTAAAAGAGTAAGAAATAAATAAATGGCAAAAATGACCAATGATGAACTTGCATCGAAACTAAGCAACGAAATAGAATCTGCTACAGGAAACTTCAATACAGAACTCTCTGAACAAAGAGAACAGTCTATGAAGTATTATCTTGGCGAACCTTTTGGCAACGAGATAGAAGGCAGGTCAGAAATCGTTACAACTGATGTAAGAGATACTATCGAATACATAATGCCATCGTTAATGCGTATATTTACGACTCATAACAATGTCGCAGAGTTTGAACCTGAAGGGCCAGAAGATGTCGAAATGGCACAACAGGCAACTGACTATGTCAATTATGTATTTAATCGCCAAAATAACGGCTTTAAGGTCCTCTATGATGTGTTTAAAGACGCACTTATATCCAAGACTGGTATCGTTAAGCATTATTGGGAAGAAAAAACAGAGGTATCAACAGAGAATTATACCAATCTTACAGAGATTGAGTACCAATCTATACTAGCTAATGATGACATGGAAGTTATCGAGCATACTGAGACTGTCGTACAAAAAGCAGTTACAGATGATTTCGGTAATCTTATTAGCCCAAAAGTTGTAGAGCATGATGTTAAGGTCAAAAAAACCAAAGATAATGGACAGGTAAGAGTTGTATCTGTACCACCAGAAGAATTTTTAGTATCAAGAAGGTCTACATCTATAGAAGATGCTAGTTTTGTATGCCATAGAGTAAAGAAAACAGTATCTGATTTAATTTTAGAAGGATATGATCCTGCTGTTGTAGAAGAACTACCTACATACACAATAAACAATGCTGAGTATGATGAGGAGAGAATTGCAAGATTTAGCTTTGATGATGACTCAGTACCTGCCGATGAGGGCGAAGGACCATCAAGAAAGGTTTGGTTAGAAGAATGTTATATACATCTTGACTATGATGGAGATGGTATAGCAGAACTTAGAAAGATTACTAAAGGTGGTAATATAATATTGGACAATGAGGAAATAGACTCAGTTCCTTTCTCAACAATTTGCCCACTACCGATACCACATAAGTTTCATGGCATGTCTATTGCAGATACAGTACAAGATATACAGCTAATTAAATCTACCATTATGCGTAATTTGTTAGATAACATGTATCTAACTAACAATGCAAGATATGCAGTATTAGCAGGACAAGTAGAATTAGATGATTTACTTTCATCAAAACCTGGTGGAATCGTAAGAATGAGAGCACCTGGTGCAGTTACAGCACTTCCAACACCACAAATACAACCTTATGCGTTCCAAATGGTTCAGTATTTAGATGGTATTAGAGAAGAAAGAAGTGGCGTATCTAAAATGTCGCAAGGATTAAATCCTGATGTATTAACATCTCATGTAACTTCAGGTGCAATCTCAGCAGCAACAGAGTCAGCTATGCAAAGAATAGAGTTAATTGCTCGTATATTTGCTGAAACTGGCATAAAAGACTTATTTAGAAACATATATTCATTAATACAAAGATACGAAAACAGACAAAAAATGGCGTATTTAAACGGCAAATTTGTACCTATTGATGTATCTAAATGGAAAGAAAAGCTAAATTGTACTGTAAATGTTGGCGTTGGATCAGGAAGTCAAAACTCTAAGATGCAAACTATGTCAGGGATTATGACAATACTACAAACAGTAGTACAAAATGGTGGTATGGGAAGTTTAGTTACACCTCAGAATCTTTATAATGCTATTAGTGAATTTATAACACAATCTGGATATAAAAATTCAGACATGTTTATATCTAATCCACAGATGATGCCACCACAACAACCACCAGAGCCATCATTAGATGAGAAGGTTGCTGCACAAAAAGCACAAGTTGAATTACAAAAATTACAATTACAAGCTCAAGAACTAGAAATAGACACGCAACTAAAAGCACAAGAACTCAAACTTAAACAAGAAGAAGCTGCTGTTGATCTAGCATTGAAGCAACAAGAACTGCAAATTAAAAAATCTCAATTAGAACTTAACGAACAAGAACTTGCTCTTGAAGCAGTACAAAATAGACCTGTAGGCATAGGACCGACATAATGGCTTATCCTAAGTTTAAACCTGATTACAAAGGACAAAGCAGGACTAAACTTATATCAAAAAAGATAAAGGTTTTAAAAAAGGAAGGGAAGCCACAGAAACAAGCAGTAGCTATGGCACTCAATATGTACCCAAAACGTAAGAGGTTGCCACTAGCATGAATGATAAGGATATCAAAACAGAAATAGAATTACTTAAACAAGAAGTAAATATAATTAAAACAAACCATTTGTCGCACATGGCAAAAGATATTGATGATTTAATGATAGAAGTTAAAAGTATAAAGACTGAAGTTTTTAAATTTAAGTATGTAGCTTATGGTGCAATAGTTGTGTTTGTCTTAATGAGTGATAAATTTAACGACATACTGAGGTTAATATAATGTACGGCAAACCAATGAAAAAAGGCAAAAAGAAAAAAAGAGGTAAGTGCTAATGACTTTGACCATTAGGCAAAGAAAAGCATTAACCAAACATAAGAAACACCATACTGTAAGACACATGTCTGAAATGAAAAAACACATGAATAAAGGCAAAACTTTTACAGAAGCACATAAATTAGCTATGAGGAAAGTAGGAAAATGATGAAGAAGAAGAAAACATTTCCTGATTTAAACAAAGACGGAAAAATAACTTATGCAGATATTTTAAAAGGCAGAGGTATTGAAGAAGGAGTTTTTAAAAAAGATAAAACAAAAAGGAAAAATTAATGGCTAAACTATGTGCTAAAGGCAAGGCAGCAGCTAAAAGAAAGTTCAAAGTTTATCCAAGTGCATACGCTAATATGTACGCATCAGGGGTTTGTTCAGGCAGAATAAAACCTAAAGCAAAAAAAGCAAAAGGTGTAAAACGTGGCAAAAAAAGGGCTTAGAGAATGGGTACAAGAAAAATGGGTAGATATTGGAGCACCTAAAAAGAAAGGTAAATATCAACCATGTGGCAGGTCAAAAGGATCAGGTCGTGCTTATCCTAAATGTGTACCATTAGCTAAAGCCAGAAGAATGTCATCAGCACAAAAAGCATCTGCTGTTTCTAGAAAACGAGCTAAACCACAAGGAGTGGGAGGAAAACCAACAAATGTCTCAACCTTCAAAAAAAGAAGAAGGACAAAAGCGTAGTAAGTATTACGAGTCTAGGTACGACCATTACATTTCTATGGGTTATAGCAATGGGCAATCTTCTAAGTTAGCACATGCAGACTTAGCAAAACAATTTAAACAAAAGAATCCAACTATAGATAAATTAAAACAGATTTGAAAAATATAGAATTACAAACATTATGTTTAAAACACCGACTTTCTGTCGAGGACATATTCAGGAGTACAGGGCATAAGCCCAATGATATTCGTGGATGGTTATCAGGCAAAAGAAAGATTCCAGACTGGTTAACAGAAGAATCTTTAACAAAAAAAAGCGATTAACTACACCTGCGAAAGCAGATAGAATCCAGGAGATAAAAATGGTAGACAAAGAAAAACAAGTAAAAGAAGGTCAAGATGCAAAAAGATTACTCGAAGATCCTTTATTAATAAAGTCTTATGAAGTAATACAAAATGACATCTTCCAGAAATGGATAAGAACAGACATAGGTGAGACAGAGGTTAGAGAATCTTTATATCATTCACTTAGAGGTGTTTTGACAGCACAAAATGTTTTAGTGAACACAATGGAGAATGGTAAAATTCTCGAAGAAGAAAGAAAGGGAGGTAGCTAATCATGGCTAAAGAAGATATCCCTATACAAGAATCCACACAAGGTGGCGTTCCTGTTACTGATGTAGTGTCAGCACAGAGAGCAATACAACAAAGTCTAATGGGAACTCCTAAAGAGCAAACCCCAGAAGATGAAGTTGAAACAGAAGCAACGGAAGAAGTTTCTGCACAGGACATGGAGTCCGAATCAGTACAAACAGAAGTAGAAAATCCTGATGGATTAACTGCTGATGACTTAGTAGACGATACCCAAGAAGGAGTAAACGAGACACCTGGCACATACACCATCAAAGTAGATGGTAAAGATGTAGAGGTTACCCTTGATGAGCTTCAGGCAGGTTATAGTAGACAAGCTGATTACACAAGAAAAAGTCAAGTATTGGCAGAGCAACGCAAAAAAGCTGAAGAAGAATTAGCTGCGACTCAACAAGAAAGACAGCGTTACGTATCACAACTTGAACAATTTACAGCACAAGCTGATTCTAAGTTAGATGAACTTAAATCAACTGACTGGACTAAACTCAAGGAAGAAGATCCAACTGAATATATGTTAAAAAGAGATCAGTACAGGGAACTTCAGGAAAACAAAAGAACTGTAGAAGAAGAACAAAAAAATCTTCAATACAAATCACAACAAGAGCAACAAGCTAAATGGCAAGAAGAACTTGTCAGACAGCAAGAAATTATGGCTCAAAGACTTCCAGAATGGAATGATCCTACAAAAGGACCGAAACTTAAACAAGATATTAAGTCCTTTGCTGTAAAAACAGGATTTTCCGAACAAGAAGTTGATAGCTTAATTGATGCAAGGTCTGTTGATGTCCTTCATAAAGCCATGTTGTATGATAATCTTTTGGCAGCTAAGATTTCTAATAAGAAAGCTAAAGTTGTACCTAAAGTTACAAGACCTGGTTCTCCTGCAACAAAAGGTGAAATCTCAAGTGATAAAGTTAAGGCACAAAGAGCAAAGTTAAGGAAAAGTGGACATATCAAGGATGCTTCAAGCGTTATTGAAAGTCTTATGAATTCTTAACTGATACATAACTTTTTTACATAGGTAATCAAAATGGCAATATATACAAACTCTTACGAGACTTTTGATAGTAACGATAAGAGAGAAGACTTGGCGAATGTGATATACAACATTTCTCCAACAGAAACTCCATTTATGTCTAGTATCGGTACTGGTACAGCTAACGGAACGAAACACGAATGGCAAACAGATAGTTTAGCAGCAGCAGCAGCTAACTTAGTAATAGAGGGAGATGATTCTCCTAACAGAGCACTTGTTGCAACAACAAGACTACTTAACCACACGCAGATTTCAACAAAACCTGTAGTAGTTACTGGTACTCAAGAAGTTGTTAGTAAAGCAGGTGTTACATCTGAAATGGCTTACCAAATCGCAAAAGCAGGTAAAGAAATAAAACGTGATATGGAACTAGACATGACAGGTAAACAAGAAGCAGCAGCAGGTTCTTCAGGCACAGGTCGTGCTTCAAGGGCTTTCGAATCTTGGATTACTACCAATGAACTTCATGGTTCAGGTGGTTCTACAAGTGGTGCAGGTGCTGTTACTGACGGAACACAAAGGGTACTTACTGAAACACTTTTGAAGTCTAATTTGAAAAAATGTTATGACGAAGGTGGAAACCCAGACTTATTGTTAGTTGGTTCATTCAACAAACAAAAAGTATCAGGTTTTACTGGTAACTCAACTCGTATGGACATGGCAGAAGATAGAAGCTTAGTTGCTACTATTGATGTTTATGTTTCAGACTTTGGTGAAGTAAGAGTAGTATCTGATAGGATCTTAAGAAGTTCAGGTAGAACTGCACTTGTTTGTGATACAGAAATGTGGGCAACAGCGTTCTTGAGACCTTTCCAAGTACAAGACTTAGCGAAAACTGGTGATGCTGAGAAGAAACAATTACTCGTAGAGTATACACTTGTTTCTAAAAACGAAGCAGCTAGTGGTAAAATCGCTGATTTAACTACTTCATAAAAAATTCATATACCTCACATATATGACTAGGGGCAGGTTTTTCTATTTATTTTCCCTGCCCCACCCAAAGATACATTAATAATGACCTTGAAGAACGTATCGCTTCGGAACGAGGGTTATTAATTAGGAGACTTTAATGAGAACATTAAACGATTATTTTGTAGTAGCAGAGATAGAAGATATTTCTACTGCATCAAGCACATTTGTTGGTATTCCTGATGGTGG